ACTGGGCATCCAGTGACGTTCTGCGAGTCCAGTATCAAGCCGACAGTTGTGTACATGTGCGACGGTCAGTACGTCTACATGTGGAATACAACTGAGAACAGGACAGGGCTGAACTCCCGCAACTGCTTTATCGTGAACGGTCTCATGCTCCCCGGCATGTCAGTACCGGGCGAGGTCAATGGCACTCCGCGTTTCGACGCCCAGCCCAACGTCATCGACTACTTCCAAAACCAAGACGGCAACGCTTTCGACATCGACGAGGATGGGATTTCAAAGGCTGCAAGCATCTGCTGGTTCGACAACAAGCTGGTCATGCGCAGTCGAGACAAGAACACGGTATGGATTAGCCGTACTGACCCTGCCTACTTCTTCCGCAACCCGAGCGTAATTCCGTCGGCGCCCATCGACAACTTCCCGCTCTGGAACTCGTGGTATTCGTCCACGAACAGCGCGGACAAACTGGTGGACGTGGCGAGCTTCAGGGGTCAGCTCTACCTCATCAACACCCACTCGGTCGAGATTTGGGGCAGGACCGGCAACGAAGACAGCCCTATCCAGAGCAACACTACTCAGGTCATCCACTACGGCGGACGATGCCCGCTCATCATTCAGGACAGGCTGTTCATCGTTTGCAGGGACGCCAGCGGTCACGAGGGAGTGGGCATGTTCACAGACCACTTCGAGAAAATCAGCAACGCCGAAATCGAGCGCAGGCTCGGACATCCCATAGACCTGCAACTGATTTCCCAGCGCCACGAGAACTACCTGTACGTGCGCACAAAGGAGGGTTCCGGCTTCCTGTTCCGCGAGGGCAGGTGGTCAAGCTGGAAATCCCCTGCCGACGAGGAAAACCCAGTGGTTTGCACGATCTACGGGGAACTCGCTGCAAGCCTCAACGGGGACATCCTTGAGTTCGACGAAGCCAGCCGACTGACCAACAGCGGGCGTAGGCTCCAGAGGTACATCAGGGACGGCTTCGAGCAGTTCGGCAGGCGCGTGATTTTCCGCAGGGTGGAATGTACGATGGATGCCGGACGGTACTCCGACGACTATGTTCCGCCTCCCGACGGCGAGAAGCCTCACGACATGGAAGTGTACATCGCGCTCTCCGTGAACCGAGGCTTGAGCTTCGGGCAACCGCTCTACCGAAAGTTCGGTAAGGCTGGGCAGAACAACAAGGTCATCGAGTGGCGCAATCTCGGAAGCGGAAACTCCGTATTGCTCGAAGTCGGTACGACCTCCCCTGCAAAACTGCAAATTTATAGTCTTAGAATTGATGCACAATAATTGCACGTAAACACGCGTCTAGACGCGTTTTTTTTCCGTTACCCATAGAAGAAGACCCGCGCACCATAACGCGGGCTTTTTCGCATGGTTACGATGTATTTTTTACGATGGATGTTTTACGATGAATGTAGATTTACGCGTCCAAAATTTCTACTATATGAACGCGGGGTTTTACCCGCCTAACATCATCAACACTTAACAGGTGAGTACATGAAACTTACATTTTTCGATATTGAAACTTGTAACGAGTTGTTCTGCTTCTGCGGAATTACTTACGACGACAAAGACCACAGCGAAGTGTCGCGTATCTGCGTGCATAGTGACTTCAAGACTGGCGTAGTGGACCAGTTCGACTTCGACAAAATCAACGACTACCTCATGAACGCTGGCGACTTCATCCTGAGTTACAACGGCACGAGGTTCGACTTGCCGGTACTTGCGAAGATGAAGTCGGACATCAAGAAGATGTGCCAGACTTCCCAGAGCTACATCCACGAAGACGCGAACATGCTCATCAGCTTCGACGACAACCGCAACCCGATGACTCGCAACTTCTACCAGTACAGACCGTGGAACGCCAAGCACTTCGACGTTCTCAACAACTGCCTGCTCGGTAAGAGCTTGAAGCAGTGGGAAATGTATTGCAACCTCCCCATCAGGGAACTGCCGTACGACCCGAAAGCGTCTCTCACTCAGGAGATGAAGAACGACATCATCTCGTACTGCTTCCACGACTGCTGGGCTTTGTCGGAAGTGTTCTGGCGCTTCGGCAGTGGAGAAATCAAGTGGCGCAACATCTACCCGCTCCCTGCCCGCTTGAAGATTGTGGAGCTGTGGGACCCGTCCATGCCGTTCAAGTTCGACCGCACTGCTCAGGCTCTCTCGGCAGGTATCATCTACCGCACGAACGCTCCCATCCCGCCAAAGACCAACGACCCGCTGGAACTCTTTGACCTCGACGAGTTTGAAGTCCCGAACGAAGTCAAGGACATCATCAGGCTTCTCGCCCACTCCCACCCGCTGACAGAAAAGGACAAGAACGCACTCGCTGCCCGCTGTGTTTACAAGGGAATTCAAATCGGCAAGGGCGGTTGCCACTACATCGTAAAGGGCGAGCACGAAAACATCTATGCTCTCGATGTTGCCAGCGAATACCCGCGCATCACTCGCCACTGGGCGCTCCTCAAGACGCCCGACGCTCTCGCAAGATGGAGCGACCTCATGGAAAGGCGCTTCGCCATGAAGAAGCTCAAGGGTACTCCCGAATATGACGCTGGCATTGACGCGTCCATCAAGCTTACCCTCAATTCCCTCTCTGGCGGTTTCCGCATCCGCAGTGGCACGTCCGTTGCTTACGACCCTGCTGTTGGCGAAGCCATGTGTTACATCGGTCAGCTCATCGTTATTGAACTCGCCCTTGCATGTCCCGACTGGGAGGACGTGGTGGAAATCAACACCGACTCCGTTTTCATCAAGGGCGAACGAAACCTCGAGTTCATGCGCAAGAAGTGCGACCAGATGCTCAAGAAGTACGACATGCTCTTTGAAGAGGAACACTTCGACCGTGTGTACTTCCGCGACGTGAACAACTACGGCATTTACGACAAGGATGGCAACCTCCTTGACGGTCGTGGACTTGACTACTCCGACGCCATCAAGAAGAACCACGAAAAGGCAGTCATCTTTGAAATGTTCAACAACCTGCTCCGCTCCGAACTCAAGCTGGACTGGAGCAAGTACGAATGGACGGACTTCATCTACAAGTGGCACAAGGCATCGTCCAGCAAGTACGCCGCGTTCAACGGAGTCCCGTTCGACCACAAGAACTACTACTTCCTCTGGACGACTCGCGATGTCCCCGAAGCTGGCACCGTCCAGTTCTCGAACACCCTCATGGACACGAAGAATGGAAGTATCAAGAGCCGTTACGGAGTCTTCGCCTTTGACATCAAGGACTTGGAGAAGTACAAGGACAAGATTGACTACAAGCAGTACCAGCGCGACTTGGACGAAAACTTCTGGCTGTGGGACCGCAAGGACCATATCCGTACTTTCCTCGGCGATACGAAGACCCGCAGGGCTAAGGGTATCAAGAGTCCGAAGAGCCTCAAGGAACTTTCCCAGTTGCTTTATCCGTGGACGGAGGAAATCAAATGAAATCAGAGCTGTGTAAATACTGCCCGTCTGAACCGTACTGCCGTGGTACAATCAAGTGTCGAAAAATGACAGACATTGAAGCCACTGCGGTACTCCCGAAAAAGGAGAAGTACGATGGCAAACGAGCATGACTACCGCATCTGGCAGGACAACTGGAAAATCGCGAACACTCTGGTGCTCGCGGAACAGAACGGAGACAAGAAACTCGTGGACTGGTGCGAGCGTGAACTTGAACGGAGGAAGAACATCAAATGAACAGACTCCAAAAGGTGCTCAACATCCTTTCGCAGTTCCCGAAGAAATCCCAGTCAGTCGTGATGAACGTCATAGACTTCGACAAGATGACTCCAAGTGAGAACTACGTGAAGATTGTCGAGGCTATGATTTCAGTCAGCAAGAACGCCACCCAGCGTGAACTCCTCGAAGCTTACAGGGACATGCGCCCGAACGATACGGAAGTTCTGGAAGCGTTCAAGGGTAAGGGCGCCGAGTCGCTGCAACCGCTGTACTTCAACGACGAGCAGATTGACTTCATCATCAGCAACGTGTACCGCAACCGCGATGGCGACTTCCGCCTTATCCCGAACATGCGCCACTGCTCCGCCGAGGCTATGCCGTTGGAGGGTCTCAAGGCTGACGACGACATCATCAGCGCAAGGCTCATGATTACTCGCGTCGCACCGAACGGGAGCGAACAGACGTTCGACGGACTCAAGGAACTCCGCAAACAGCCCTACGATGGACCCTATGACGGAGTGTTTTCCAAGATGTCCGCCAACTTGAGGCGCATCAAGATTATCTCCAGTTTCGCCAAGGACGAGCCTCACGGGTTCTTCACTCGCGACGGACAGATGTACAGAAACGTATGCTCGCAGATGACGATAGTGAACCCCGAACTCGTGAACGCCAAGTCCCTCCGCAGGGCTATGTTCCTCATGTTCCTCGTGGCTGGCGGTACTGGCAAGGATTGGCAGGCTCTCTACAACCTCGTACACTTCATGGTGCGCGTACCGAACAGCGCGACGGGCTATGTCCTCTACCTCAACGACTTCGACGCTGGCGGTAACGGCAAGTCCAAGTTCATCGGACTCCTGCACAGGATGTTCGGCGACTCTTTCACTGCGTTCTCTACGCAACAGCTCCGCTTTACCATCAGCCTCATGGGTAAGCGTCTTGTAAGCATCAGTGAATACGAAGACTCCGACACTGCCAAGCAGTTGCAGGCTCTCATCAAGTCGATGACTGGTCGCGACAACTTCCAATACGAGGGTAAGGGAGTGGACCCGATTGTGGCTGAAACTTACCAGAACTTCGTAATCAGTTCCAACAAGTACATCTACTTCGACGACAGTGGTATCAAGAGAAGACTCCAGAACTTCCACTGCTCGAACCTCCTGCACTTGATGATGAACCGCTTTACGAAAAATCAGGACTACCTCAACTCCCTGTTCGGAAACATCTACAACGGGGAGGCGTTACTCGTGCAGAACGAAATGGCGCACTCGCTCCTTGACTTCATCCATAAGGACGACCGCAGTTACAGCATCCCGATACGTCCGCAGTCGGTGGTGCTCGGCTCCCTCAAGAACCCGATACTTCGTGCGCTGTTCAACCCGAAAATCAACTTCAAGGGCTTCTGTACTCCGACGGATGCGGGTACTCGCATAGACCTCATCAGGCTTTTCCCGGAGGCGAAACCTGAGCAGTTCAACTATGCGAGCCAGACTATCCAGAACTGGTTTTCCGAACTCCAGCTTTCGGCGAGCAGAGACAACATTTCGCTCATGACATCGGAGGATTTCGACAAGGCTACCGAAGTCATGCAGCAACGTTTGTCCGAACTGGACGAACGCAGTAACCAGCTCAAGTCCAAAGAGACCGTGCGCTTCGAGAAATGCGAAGTGTGTGGCTTCAACAGCTATGAGCTTTTCCAAGAGTTCCTGTTGCCTGAATGTATCAAGTACAACATTCCAGTGACAGAAATTGACAACTTCATCAAGGTGGGCTAATGAGACCTAACAATGATATTCGCGTGATACTCGTGGAACGCGACCAAGACATCGACAGCTCCGAACTCGGCGTGTTCGGCAAGCTCTACATCAACGGGACCTACTTCTGCGATACGCTGGAGAACAGGCGATTCGCAGTTCCGTGCGGGCTGTACGAAGTGGAATACAATGACAGCCCGAAGTTCGGACGCAAGCTCCCGATGTTCTTTGACAGGGGCAACTACGACCCGAGCAGGGGGCTTCGCTTTCACGCCGGAAACTCGCCCGAGGACAGCAGAGGGTGCATCCTCGTCGGAGAACGCTACTGGAACCGGAGCGGGAC